AACTTGTTGATGGCACTAATGTATTCCTCGGCAATGCAAACAATCCTAAAATAGATGTAAAGGTTCAACCTTATGTAGGTATAAGCGGTAGAGACATGGTCGCAAACTTAATAGCAGAAGCAAAGCTATATAAGGAGCAAGACGGCGAGAATATCACCTCAGACCAAAACTACAACAATGAAGCAGGAGATAGCGCAAAGATAGAATTAGAAGCTGATGATAATGGCAAGGCTTTATATTTCTTACTATACAAATATGATCCTAAGACTAAGACAATTCATGTTACAAAATGCACAGAATCAGCATATATTTACAAAGACATTGACACAGAATTGTCGCATTACCCGGTAGCATGGGCGAATTGGGAAAAGCAAAAGAACTGCTATCACGGTAGAGGTACTTGCTTTGGAATTATACCAACACAGATATTCATAAACAGAATGTTTGCAAAAATAATGTTTCACTTGGATAAAACTGCATTTCCTAAAGTCATTTATAATGCAGATTTAATAAGTGGTTGGGATGACGGAGTAGGTGAGGCAATAGGTATTAAAAACATGGCACCTGGCGAAAGTGTAAATAATGTAGCAGCATACATGAACCCTGCTCAAATGTCAGCGCAGATCATAACAGTAATAGAACTAGCAATACAATACCTAAAAGAAACATTAGGTATTAATGATAGCATGATGGGGAATGTCAACCCTGAGCAGGCAAGCGGCAGAAGTATAGCGATCACAGTTAAACAGGCTAGTATACCTTTAGACAATCCGCAATCTAATATGTATGAGTGGATAGAGGACATCGGCAGAATCTTAATAGATATCATGGGTACTTATTACGGCTTGCGTTCAATTGTAATCACCAGAGATGGCAAGAAGGTTATTGAACAATTCGACTTTAGCGTATTTAAGAATATGTGGCTAAATGTTAAATGCGACGTCGGACCCAGCACATATTTCAGCGAGATCGCCCAAGTAGAAATGTTAAACAATTTATTAGGTATGAAAGACCCATTATTCGATATGATTACTTATCTTGAAAGTTTACCTGAAGCATATAAGAATGAAGAATTAATAGATAAGCTAAAAACTAAGATGGATGAAATGCAACAAGCACAAGCAGCACAAGCAAATAACCAAAATGATATAAACAACCAAAACAAAGAACAGCAATTTGAGAAAATGGCGCAATGGCTTGATTCACAACCACCAGAAATAAAACAAAAGATAATGTCATTGCCACCAGAACAGCAAGAGGCCACTATTATGAAGCTGATGCAACAAGATATACAAACAACAGTAAAAGAGGGCAATAGTAAACTACCACCTCAATAAAAATAATGGCTTAAAAACGATTTAAAGCACCCATTTTATGAGTGCTTTTTATATTGCGCCTACCATAGCGCAGAAAGAAGGATATATGAACGAATTTACAATTAATCTTCAACTATTTGCGGAGGAAGATACATTTAGCGAAGGGTTTGAAGATACTGGCTCACCAATGCCAGAAGATGATATGACAATGGAAACTGAAACAGTAGAGGACACCAAACCGATTGAATCAGTGCAAGAAGTGACAGAGGTAAAGACAGATATTCCTAAGGTAAAAGTAAAGTACAACCACGAAGAGAAGGAATTCACTCACGAGGAAGCTGTACCACTAATACAAAAGGGAATGAACTACGACAAAACACTTGAAAAGTTACAAGGATTTGAAAAATCTACTGCATTGGCATATGTTGAGAAATTAGCAAAAGCCAATAATATGACAGTTGACCAAATAGTAGAACATTGGCAACAAGCAGACGAGCAAGCAGAGATACAAGCACTAGCAGACAAAGACAATGTGCCTTATGAGATTGCCGAAAGGTTATACAAGACAGAGCAAAAGACTAATCAGATTGAAAGCAGACTTAACAAAGAACAACAAACCAAGACTGAAAAGGATAAAGAAGCTAATGATTTCAAAGAATTCATAGCCAATTACCCTGATGTTAAGCCAAATGAGATACCAAAAGAAGTATGGGAATATCAAACTAAGACAAATAAAAGCCTTTCGGATTGTATGATGTGGCACGAAAACCAAACAATCAAGAATGAACTAAAACTATTAAAACAAAACGCAGAGAATGCGAAGAAAGCACCTGTCGGAAGTGTAACAGCACATGGCAGTATGGAAATACAATCAACAGACCCATTTGAAATAGGATTTAATTCCGTCAAATAGGGTTTTATTTTTAAGGAGGAAACAAAAATGGCTATAAACTACGCATCAAAGTACGAAAAGAAGGTAGCAGAAAGATTCAAGCTAAAATCATTGACAGAAGCAGCAATCAACAAGGATTACACATGGGCAGGAGTTAACTCAATTAATGTATATTCAGTAAGCACAACTGCACTAGGTGACTATGTAATGACAGCTAATGGTACAGCAAGATATGGAACACCTGTTGACGCAGCAAACACAATCCAAACATTAACAGTATCAAAAGACAGAGCATTCTCTATCATAAATGATAAGAAATTCATGGACGATACACAGGGTGTTATGGAATCCGGTAAGATCCTAGCAAGACAAACAGATGAACTTATAATTCCAGAAATTGACACATACAGACTAGCAGTAATGAACACAGCAGCAATCGCAGCAGGTGGCGAAACTCTAGTAGCAGGTGCAGTAGTTGCAGCAGGTGTAGTAATTACAAAAGATAATGCTTACCTTTCATTGTTAAATGGTTCTGAATACTTCGGTAACAACAAAGTGCCTATGAACGGTAGAATTTGCTATTGTAAATATTCCTTCTACAACTTCCTTAAACTTGACCCAAGCTTCATGTTGGCATCAGAAATTGCAATGAATGAAAGAATTAACGGTATAGTTGGTATGGTAGACGGAATCAAGATTGTTCCTGTTCCTTCAACTTATCTTCCTGCTACGGTTGAATTTATTCTTTGTCATCCAGAATCAACTGTAGGCGCAGACAAACTAGAAGATTACAAGATACATGACAATCCTCCTGGAATCTCCGGAAACCTTATCGAAGGTAGAATTAGATACGATGCATTCGTATTGACAGCTAAAACTAAGGGAGTTTACACTCACTTAAACCTATAAAGGAGTAACTTATGATATTTAAAAACAAAGACGGAAAGACTATCGAATCCGACAACAAAAACTTATTTTCTATGCTCGAAAGAGAAGGATTTAAGCCTGTAGAAAAACCAAAAGAAACAAAGAAATAACTGCTTCACCATAGTAGGGAGGACTAAACATCTTCCCTACTTATTTTTTTAAAAGAGGTGACAAAATGTCAGAATCAGCAATAAATTTATTCGCAAAAGCAAGAGCATTATTAAACACGTACACAGAGGACGGGATACAAATACCCGAACCCGATTACATTGATATGCAAGAGAAAGCTATCCCCTTAATTGATATGGTGCATAAAGAGTTGTATGAAATAGCTAGAATAGACTTACTTAAGGAAGAGCCTGACACTATAACAACTATAGACGATATTACAGAAGTTAATTATAAGGCAGATCAAGCAATTGTTTATTATGTCGCCGCAAGATTAGCACCATTTAAAAAAAAGGAGTTAGTACAATACTTTGAAGATAAATTTGAACAATTAAAAAGAGGATGCAGAAATAAAGTAACGGCTGTATTAATAGTAGATGCCTATGCGGAGAGTGATGTATAATGGCAAGGTATGTAGCAGGTAAGCCGCCAAAACCTATAAGTATTAATCAATTCATTGGAATTAATGAAGCAGTAGGACAAACAGGTTTAGAACTAGGAGAAGCATTAAGGCAAGTTAATTATAGAATAACAAAAGACTTCAAACTTCAGAAAAGAGAAGGACATAAGACTTTTATAGATTTTGGAAATACAAAGGATGCGCAAGGTACCTGGGAGGGTACAATAGGCGGTCAACATTCATTTATAGCTATAAATAACGGCAAAGTATACGAATACGATCTAGCAATTGATACTGATACAATTGCAATAGTTGACTTAATCACAGAAGGTACAGTATTTGAAATAGGCACTATAACAGATGCCAAAACATCAATATTTTATTTTGAATCAAAGTTGTACTTTATGAATGGCACAGACTATAAGCAATATGACGGAATAACCTTCCAAGATGTAGTTGCATATATACCTACAATAGCTATAGCGACACCACCTACAGGAGGTGGAACAGATTTCGAAGTCATTAATCTATTGACAGGTAAGAAAAAACAAGAGTTTATCGGTAATGGTACCGCAACAGCATGCACAATCAGAGAATTAACTATTGATGCTGATTTAGTAACCTGTACTATTGATGGAGTAACCAAGACGGAAACAACTGATTTTACAGTCAACCGAACAACAGGAGTAATAACCTTTACTACAGCACCTGTTAATAATGCTCTTGTGATACTTGGATGGACAAAAGTTGATGTTTCCCATGCAAACCTTGTAAAGAAAAACAAGTATGCTATGAAGTTCGGTGTAGGCAATGATACTTCTGTATTTATATGGGGACATCCTGATTTTAAGAATACTCGTAGATGGTGTGGAACATTAAATGCTGGATACTTTCCTGTATTTAACTTAACCAACGTTGGCACAAATGACAAAGCGATCACCGACATTAAAACCAACAATGCAAACTATCAGATCATATTTAAAGAGGGCGAATCACATTTTTCCTATGCAGAATATATCTCAGCCACTGATACATGGGATTACCCTGTAAAGAGCCTAAACCCCGTAGTTGGCAACTTAGTCTACAACGGCGCACAAATAGTCAATAACAACCCTATTACAATTCATGGTAAATCATGGTGGCAATGGCTTACAACCTCCATAAAAGACGAGAGAAATACAGAGGTAATCAGCGAAAGGCTAAGAAATTCATTGTCAGAAATAAACCTTTCAACCGCAGTTACATTTGACTATCAAAGCGAGAAGGAATATTGGTGTAATGTTGGCAGTATGGTTTATGTTTGGAATTATGGCAATAACACTATGTACACCTTTGACAACATAAGCGGTACTTGTTACCTAGATATAGACGGAGTAGTTTATTATGGCTCACAAGGCACTGTAGAGCGAATAGAAGGTACTGACGATAATGGTATAGCAATCACAGCACAACTAGATACAGGATTTAACGCATTTGGTGCAATGCAACTTATAAAGACGAGCGATATGATTTACATTGGATTGTTGCCCGATAGTCAGACTTCAATCACAGTATATTTTAAAACTAATAAAATCAACGAGTTTAAGAAACTTACTAAAGTCCCTCAATATAGGCTCCTTGATTTCAACAATATAAATTTCAACTTATTTTCACTTAAGACAAATAGAAACCCCCAAACATTTGCTTTACCTATAAATAGTAGAGATTACACAACTATTCAGTTTAGGCTAGAAAATGCAGAACTGAACGAAACTTGCGTATTGCTTGATTTTCTTGTGAACGCAGAAACCCAGGGCGAAATCTAAAGGAGTGATATTATGGCATTAACAAAAAATAATACAAAAGTAACAAATATACAAGAATTAGCGGACATTGTAGTTGACCAAGCAACAACAGTTAAAGCATTATTTGATAAATCAAATACAGACATAAAAACTTATATCAATGATACTTTAACGGTAGAACTAGATGCTTTAGATGCAGCAAATGTAAAGAAAATAGGCGATCAAATAATAGTAGGTATAAAAACATTTTCCTCTAGTCCTATAGTACCAACACCTACAACAGATATGCAAGTAGCAAATAAAGCATATGTACTTAGTCAATCGCCTTTAAGCATAGCAAACGGCAGTATAACAGATTTAAAATTATCAAATGCAGAAGGGGATATAAAAAATAGGCTTAGTACGTATATGGCAGAAACTGCGAAGAAAACCGTATATACTCCTGTGCCAGATGCAGCAACCTCTCCAACTGCAACAATATCAGCAGGAGGTAGTGTTGATACAGGAACACATAATTATATAGTAACATTTGTAACGGCAGATGGCGAAACAGGCTTCACGGCATTAGCACCTACACCGACAACAGCAGTAACTACAGCAGGAAACAATACGGTAAATTTAGCTAGTATACCATTAGGGGCAACAGGAACGACAGCAAGAAAAATATATAGAATGTCCTCATTACTGCCTTTAAGGTATTATGTTCTTCTTGCAACAATAGCTAACAATACAGCTACAACCTATACTGATGCAGCAGCAGATGCCAGCCTACCTACAACAGGAATGCAATCAAAATGGAATACTACAGCAGGAAAACTGTTCGTAGGTGATACGATGGCTGGATATATTGGTGAATCAAATACACTATTAGGCATGAGAGGTTTAGAATTGCTTACAACTGGTTTTGATAACACTGGTATGGGTATGGGAGTATTTTCAGCTATGACTTCTGGCTATAATAATTCTGCGTTTGGTGTAAATGCTTTGCTTGCAAATACAAGTGGCTTAAATAATACAGCTTTAGGTGTTCACGCCTTGCAAAACAGTGTTTCCGGTAGTAGTAATACTGCTATTGGAGTGTATACATTGGAGTTTAATGTCACAGGCGAAGCCAACGTTGCTATTGGAGTAGGTTCAATGCTTGACAATTCAAGCGGCAGCAAAAATACAGCCGTTGGCGTAAATTCATTAGCAAATAATACAATTGGAATAGAAAATGTGGCTATAGGAATGGGCGCACTTGAAACAAACAGTATAGGGTTAGACAATGTAGCAGTTGGTTATAATGCTTTACATGCGAATACAGCAAGTGGTAATACTGCTATTGGTTATAATGCTTTATTAAACAATACAAGTGGTGACAACAATGTAGCAATAGGATTAAATAGTCTACAAGTTAATACAACAGGATATAATAATTTAGCACTTGGAAGTAATTCACTCAAAGTTAGCGCCACTGGATTTAATAATACAGCTTTAGGCGCAAATAGTTTGTTGGCTAATATAGGAGGATATAACAATAGTGCAATAGGCTTAAGCGCATTACAAAGTAATATAAGCGGAAGCGCAAATACTGCTATTGGCATAAACAGTTTGCTACTAGCTACAAATAGTAATAATACTGCTGTTGGATTCTCATCAGGATCTACTGTAACAACTGGAACGGATAACACACTTATAGGGAATAACGCTGATGTCATAACCGCAACCTTTTATCGTGCAACAGCAATAGGCTCAGGCGCAAAAGTAGCGGCAAGTGATACTATGCAGTTAGGTGATGTCAACTTAACAAACGTATCATCTCATGGTGATTTTGAAGCACAGGACATAGGAGATGGTTTTGTTTGCAAATCTCCAAACGGAACAAGACATAGAATTACTGTTTCTGATGCTAATGCGATTGTAGTTACTTTATTATAGGGGGTAATATTATGGAATTTAATTTTAATTTAACAGAACAAGAATCACAGATAATGCTAAATGCTTTACTTAAAGAGCCTTACGGCGTTGTTGCAAATGTTGTCAGTAAAATACAGCAACAGGCTTTTGAACAGAGAAATAAAAAGGAAATTGTTGCAGATTAGGATAAAACTACGCAACAAAGAGGGGATAATACCCCTCTTTTAATTTACTCTAAAGGAGTGATAATATGGGATTTGTAAAAATGAAGAACGACCAAGGTCAAGTAATAAGCGTTAATGAGGACTATTTAGACAAATACACAGGTCAAGGATATACAACTGACTTAAAAAAACCACTAGATTATGATAAGTTAGGAGCAAACTCTATATATAAAACAGGGAATGCACAATATACTGAAGGTGCAATTATACCACAACAAGGCATTAGTAAAAATGGTGTAATTACAACAATGGGTACTCAAAGCGTCGGCGCTCCCATTGTAGGCGGTCTCGATTCAGCCTATGACCAACTAAACAAAGCTAAATATGACAGCAGTATAGCAGCACTAGAAAAAAGCAAACTAAATGCCCTAGGCAATATAACAGCGCAAGAAGCTAAGATAAAACCTCAATTCCAACAAGCAGGATTACAAGCAAGGGCAACAAGCGGTAATCAGGCGAGAAGTTTTGCTGATTTCCTAGCACAAAGAGGGTTGCAAAGTTCGGGAGTAGCAGCACAAGGCGAAATGAATCGTCAAGGCGCATTACAAGGAACTCTAGGCGGTTTAAGTGCGGACGAAGCCAATGCAATGGCTGGTATTGAATCTAACAGGACAAACGTACTCAATGCCTATGAATCGGATGTAGCAGGTGCAAAAGCAGGAATGAATGCGCAAAGTTTACAAGATTACATCAACCAAAGCAATAGAAATCAAGATATACAACTACAGCAAACAAACCTTGACTACAATAGACAGCAAGACATTAGCAACACAGACTACAATAGATTACAAAATACCAAGGGTGAATATGCAGATACAATAAGCCAATTCTACAACAATTATCAAGCAGAGATAAACAAAGTACAAAATGACGGCGACCCTACAAATGATTGGCAAATATCCATGTTAACCGCAGCTAGACAACAGAAGATAAGAGAACTTGAAGAAATTGAAAATGCACAAAAGGCAGCAACAGCAGAAGCAAGAGCAAAGCAGGATCAAATAGACTTTGAAAACGAATTAAAGAGATCAAAAGCAGAATATGATATTAATAAACCATATTATGCACCACAAAAAGCAACCACAAGTGGTTCAAGCGGTTCGAGTAGTAATACTAACTACGGATTGAATTGGTAAGGGAGGTTTTATAATGCCTACAACAGCACAAGCAAAAAAAGCCTGGGAACATGGCAAAAAATCACAACAAC